GCACCGATCGAACGTGGCCGAGATCCAGCCACGCTTGGGCACACCTGCCCCCAGCTCGTGGATCGCGGCCAGCTCGGCGTTCGTGACACCCTGCCGATCCTCGCTACCCTTGCCGTCATCGAGCACGCCGATCTTGACGCTGGGTCCGCGTTTGATCTGCTCAAGAAGTTGTGCGAGTCGTACGCCGTCAGGTGTGGGCGTGTCCGAGAACCGGCTGCCGCCCTTACTGACAAAATGCCCGCGCTTATCGCGAAGCGAGGCCATTACACCACAAGAGGCAATCGCGCGCTGAGGCAGCCGCGCAAAAGCCGCTGGAACTCCTGACCCCAGACAGTCGAGGCCAAGGAGTCGGTGAGGTTTGCGGGTACGCTGTACTGACGTTCAACGTCGCCGACTTTCTCACGCGCAATAGCGCCCGACGCACCGCCCTGCCCGCGCAGGTAGAGCACACCGCAATGTGCGGCGAGGTACTTGTGCGCGAGATCGTACTTGGTTTCCCAGGTTTCCGCCGACAGCTGGAGCGCGGTATCCGTCAGGATCGCGTTCTGAGCGGGCACGGGTACCGCGCTCAGTGTCGGATCGACGAGCACAACGTCGGCCCAGGTGATCACTTCTTACCCTTCGCTTCGATCTCACCCAGCTTGTCGCTGATCGCTTTGCTGACACTCGGACGCTTTTCCGAGTCGCCCCACTTGCGCAGCTTGGCGACGTCGAGCGTCTGCGCAACCAGCGCGACCGCTTCAGGGATCTTCAGCTTTTCGAGGGATTCGGTGACGTCCTCTTCGATGGTTTCGACCACGAGCGTCTTGTGCTCGATCGCCAGCTTGACGTTCTGGTGATTCTCGTAGGAATTCCAGATTTTCGACTGCTCTTCGTCGAGGGCGTTGGCCCCCGGTTTGAGCACCAGACCAGGAAGGGATACAGGGCCGACAGCTTTGTTGATGATGACTTTCGACATTGCCGGAAATTGTAAAGATCCGGCTCTGCCTTTGTCAATGAGCCCGGCTAGAAGTTGTCGAAGTACACGATGGTGAGCGGCAGCCGGACGACCACTCCGCCGCAGCGCGCGTGACACGGGATCTTGAAGGCCAGGTTTTCCTGCTGCACCGGGAGCTGCTCGAACTCCTGCGGAATCACCGCGCCGAGCGCTTCGGGATCACGACGGAATCCGACACCGCGCGGAGTGCCTCCACTTCCGGCGGTGTTGCACCGGTACCACGGGATCACGTCCTTGACCCACGGCGAGTTCTTCAGGAAGAACTCCAGCACCGTGGTGTCGGACGTGGACGATCTCGGCTTGGTACTGATCAGCGCGTGCTGATCGAACGGGATCACGATCGTGTCGATATACTCGACACCGTTCGACGTGGTCACCACACTCTTTGCAATTCCGTTCAGGTCGTCGAGGATCTCGTCACTGGTCTTCTTCGACCACTGCGGGAAACCCGAGACACCGTTCGGGATCACATAGGTGCTAGTTCCCGTCTGGTTGAGCAGGCCTCGAAACCCGTGAGGGATCGAACCGAACGAAAGCAGCTTGTCGATCTGCTCTTCGATCATCCGACGTGCAGCCGAACCCTTCGTGCTGTCGAGCTGCACGTTGGCCATGCTCGCCGCGCGAAGCTCTTGCAGGCTGTAGCCGTAGCTGTCACCGATGGACTTGATCGGTGAGGTCGTCTCTTTGGCGAGCACGTCGGCTCGCGGCAGGTCGTCCGCGTAGTCCGACAGGATCTTGGCCACACCGACTTGATCGTACTCTCGGTAGGTGTAGACCTCAGCTCCAGTGTTGATGCCGCCGATCTTCGGGACAAGATCCCGCGCGATGAGCGTGGGATATTTGATCTCGTAGATCGTCTGCTCGATGTGCTCGAGCTGGCGCTGAAAAAAGATCGTCTCATTTGCGTCAAACCGCAGCGAGGCGGCTGCGTCGCTGATCGCCTTCCGCGCGATCTTGCGAAGTTCATCTGATCGAACCATGGTCAATCCTCTCGGCCCCCGAGGGGGCTCGCGCGGGGTTAGGGCTTGTTGGTGAAGTCGAAGTCGGCGACAAACAAACCGTCGACAACAGCCGGACCGCGCGCCACAGCTTGCGCAGTGGTGTCGATCGTGGTGCCCGACGTGTGCGTCGGGACAAACTTCTTGGTGGTCGGGTTGTACGCCAATCGATCGCCCGTCGCGATCGTGGCACCGGCCAGCACGTAGATCTGCCCCTTGCGCAGCATGTTGATCGACCCAGTCGGCTTCACACCGCTCGCGTCCAGCTCAGTGCCGCGCTCGTACGCGTGGCTGTGGACCGCGACACCGGCGGGGACATCGGTCGGGAACGTGCAAGGCTGCACGCCGACAGCCGGTGCGAGCGTGTCCTCTTTGACCAGCTTCCCGAAGCTGATCTGAGCAGACGAGTCGCTATTCGTTCGCGACTCGATCGTGTGCGGTGACAGGTTGGCGAGCATGCCCTCGATTGCGATCGAGGGTGCCGTCGGATAACTGGTCTGAGCCATCGTGTGATCTCCTACGGGGACTGTTAAGCCCCCGGCTGCGTGTCTACTTCTTGGGCTTCCAGCGGTTTGCCTGCTCGGCGAGCATCTTCTCGCGGGCTGCGTCTGGTCCAGCTTCAGTCGCGGACGTCGAACCGAAGTCACCCCGCGCTTCACCGACCGCACGATCCGCGCGCAGCCGGAGCTCCGCGTCAAGACGCGCCTCAAGGTAGAGGCTGTCGCGACCGTCGAACTTCTCGCCTGTGATCTTCGCGAGCACTTCCCGGCGCAGCGCGTCGGTGCTGGTGGCAGAGTCGAACTTGACACCGTGCTGTGAAGCCGTCGCCTCAAGCGCGACGCGCGCGCGCGTCTCAGCAACCAGCTTGGACTTCTCGGCACGATGCTGTGCCTCGATCGCGTCGACACGAGCTTTTACAGCCGCATCAACCTTCTGATCGAGCAGCTTGCTCTGATCGGTCTGTTCGTTGGGAGACGTTGCCGGTGCGGGCATCGGCACACCAGGATTCTTGCCCTGAGCCGCGTCCGTCTCACCCATCATCTCTTTGACTTCCATCTGGCTGAGCAGCGACATCACCTGCTGCTGCTGCTCGGGCGTGAGTCCGTAGGACTTGCCTCCAATGCTACACGGTTCCATGATTTCCTCAGCTGCGTCGAGTTTCAGCTTGCAACTCGGGCCAGCTCGGCCCAGGTCCACAAGCGCAAGGTGGTTATACCGGATACGGCGCTGGATTGCGTCGTAAGGCACGCCGTCGTACACACCCGGTGTTTCATCAAGGTCCGCTTCGTAACCGCACGAGAGCTGTTGCTTTCCGCTCAGTACGGCAGCCACAGCTGACGCATCCTGCACAACGACAGGTGCGCGCACAAGCAAACCCTCACGGGCAACAGAATCACCGACGTTACCCACCTGATAACGCTTCAGGTTTTCACTGTCGAGCAACTCAGGTGGGTGATCGTTTGTGACTGGCACAAGCGCCAGGCTCTTTAGGCTTGCAGGATCAAAGACCTCCTCAGGCGGTCTTAGCTCGCGCCGGATTCTACCGCCCCCGTCGCGGTACACAAAAACACCTGCCCGCGTTGGGTAGGCTGTCAGTTTAAGCCAGCTACCTTCACGCTCAGGTTGTTTTATCGGGGACAGGTCGAAACGTCTGACAGTCACTGCGCGAGTGTACCGAAGGTGTTACAATCCACGCAACAATGAAATCAGCGATAGCAGTAGTGGCCTTGCTCACGGCCTGTGGGCCGGGCCAGGGATTAAACGACAGGTGGACTGTGCGAAAGCCGGTGCAGGTGATTATCGAGGATCAACCACTGGATAGCACGGAAGCACGCCGGGCGCTTGCCGAAGGCCTGCGCCAGCTGGGTTTTCAAACGACTGAAACCGGAGCAGGGCAGACAATCACAGCTGTCCGCGACGACTGCACCTGCGCATCGTGCAATCGAAACACCACCGCCTGGGTTGATCCAGTGAGCTACGATGTGATCCGCGTGTGCGATCGGGCCGGTGTGGCTGCTCGTGATCTAGGTGCTGCTCGCGCTGCGGATCTGATCCTCAAGCACGAGCTGGGCCATGTACTCGGTCTGCGCGGGCACACACCCAGCGGACTACTGAGCGCGCGACTTGACGATCACGCCGACACTCGTTCGTTCACACGGTCTGACATCACGGCCATCTGTGACGCTGGCGGACTGGCTAGCCCGGTCTGCCTTTAGTCCCAGCGCACGTCGCGGATCTGCCCCCATGTTCTTAGAACCTCGCGAGCCGCGCGAGCGGCGTGGTAACGACAGGGATGCCGTCGGGAGCGTACAGGCAAAACGACTCACCATCCCCGTGCTCACCCAGTGTGAGACGATCCCAGAAAAAACCCTCGGTGAGTGAACCGCTGATCGGTTTGTCCGGCGCGAACGGAACCCAGCGGTATTGTGTCGGGCTCAAGTTCAGCCGTCGGAGTAGGTACACACTACCGCCCGTGACCTTGCCTTGTAGCTCGATCACGTTGCCGGTGTTGCCGTTGGCCGGATTGAAAAACTGACCGCCACCGACGAGCACAGGATCTGTGTTGTCGGTGGCCGGAATCGAGGTTGTCACGCCGATCGGTTGAAAAGCCATACACTGAGCGTAGCAAACACACGGCACGGTCGAGAATCTCGATTTTATTTGACACTACACCAGGGGTTTAACTAGACTGCTGCGCATGAATTACCAAGCACAGACCACCCAATTCGGAAGCAAAACCCGAGTGATCAAGCTCGTTTACCTGGGGCAGCAAGGCCAGACCTGCTACGATTTCTCGACGCGCCTCGGTACGTCAGACTCGCGCAGGACCGAAGCGGTGTCGTTTCAAGTAACGCTCAGGCCAGACGAGCGCGAAACGCTGCTCTACAATGCCGGTCGGACTGGTAGAGCGCTCGGTGGTGAAAAGTACTGGTGGGGGGAGCAAACCGATCTTGTGACCGCCCGACAGCAAGCGATCCGCGCTGGGAAGGTCACGCTGTACCAAGCACGTAGTGCGCACGAGGAGCTTGTTAGCGAGGACACGATCGAGCTACCTAGCGCCTTCAGCATGGGCAGTATGCGGCGCTACGGCTGGGAGAAGTTCCGAATCAACGTAAAGCCGGTGATGATCGAGCTGACCGAGGCACGCCGGGCCAGGCTCGAAGCCGAATCGGCCTACAAGACGTGGCTTACTGAGTACCGCGCGGCCCCGGTACGCGCAACTTTCCGTACTGCGCCCAAAGTCCCCGAGAAGAGGACGAAGGCCGCAGTGATTTACACGACGGTGCTGCGCGGCAGGTGTGAGTGTTGCGGTGAGAACCGTCGTGTGGAGTGGTTCGGTGGTGCAAACCTTCCTGAACCGACTGCCCCGCTCGTGGGCGGGTACTGGGATCAAGAGGACGTGCTGCTATGAGCAAATCGAACTCGGCACAACGTCTGGCTGACGCCATCAGGCGCTCACAGCTTGCCGAGAAGCGCGCCATCCGAGAAGCCGTCGAGCTGCGGGAAGAACGGGAGCGGACTGGCTATCGAGTCGAGCTGCAATGGGAAGAGCCCGACTTGGCGAACGCCAGCGCACACCAGCGAGAGGCTGCGTGGGTTCTGCTGCGAGGTCGACACGCGCGCTACTGCGGCCCGTGGATGAAGCGCGGTGTTACCGGTCTGTCGCTTGTTGATGCCGAGAAACAGGGCAGACGGATGGCCCGCGACCCGGCTAAGCGGGCTGTATCGATCGTTGAGTTCACTGGCGGACAGAGCAACTGCTACCGAAAGTTCTAACGTCAGACAAGCCCGAGATCTGAAAAGTCAGGCTCGGCGTAGCACCGACAGTTAATTGCTTCACCCGGGTGTCCGTCGTCCGGTGGATCGGCCCAGGCGAAAGACTCACCCTCTCGATCCTCGTGATCCTCGCGCACGCGATTGTCGCGCACCGTACGCCAGACGTAGGTCGTCACGCCGAGGTTCTGCTGCCGCTGGCCGTTGACCTGACCGTACAGCTTGCCCACCTGATCACGAGCTATCAGCTTCGCGCGATCCTCGGTGACTGTCCCCCGCTCGACTAACTCCCTTGCGATCGTTTCCCAGCGCGATCCCGACAGAGTCGCGCGGCTCACGAGTTTTGCAAGATCGCCCGAAAGCCTCGGCCCAAGCGACTGCACAAGCTTCACGTTTTCGACTGCGAAGTCTGAGACGGCAGCCGCGATCCCGGCGTCAAGTCCTTTGGCCGTGAGCAGGTCCACACCGACAGCCGCACGAGCCTGGTTGAGAAGCTGCCGCTTTTGCAGATCTGCGGTCTGCTGACCGTACTTGAGGGTGAGCTTTTTCAGGCTCTCGTGCGTAGGGCCGAGCCGTCCGAGCCTGCGCGCCGTCTCATCGAGCAGACGCTGGATCGGATCGCCGCTCGCATCCGCACGCTTGTCCTGCGGCCACAGCACCTCCAGCTCCCGGACAAAGCGGTCAAGCTCGACCTTGAGCGCGCGCAGCACAGGATCAAGCGCTCGATAGTAGTCAGCGCTGATCCGAGCTGGTGCCGCTGGTCTAGGTAGTCGGAGCTGAGCCACCAGTTTCTCCGCTCACAGCTTGCTGCGCTTCCGCGATCACGCCCTTGTTCCGAGCCTGGAACTCGGCGATCGTGACCTCACCGTCCGGCCTCGGAGGTAGACCGCGCTGCGCCCGTGCTTCGTTGACGGTAATGATCGTCGCCAGATCCGTCGGTGTAAGTTCGATTGTCGGCTGCTGCGGCATGGTGGCCTCGGTGGTCGGTTCGGTCTGAGATTGCTCGGGCTGCGCGGTCGTGGGTAGATCCGGGTTTTGCACCAGCCGGAAGTCGTCGACGCTTGGATCGATCGAAGTCTCGGCGCTGTATCGTTCGCCACCAAACCGTGAGCGCCGGATCTCGTCGGAGGTGACAGCGCCGAGCGAGTAGTAGATCTGGTCAGTCTGCGCGATTTTCTGCCTTCGATCGGCTTCCTGCGATTCGTTAAGCTGGCGCAGCGCGGGCCAGACGATAGACCACGACTCGGGCTCAACCCCTCCGGTCGGTCCGTCTTTCGCACGGAACAGCACGCGCAAGATCCGCTCCAGTCGCGGCTGTAGGTCCTGCGTCCGATGCGCTTCCACACCGCTGTACCAGCGCTCGATATCAGTTTGACCTGTTGAATTGAGCCCGCCTGGCTGTCGCCCAAACAAGATCGAGATCGGCATCCGGGCCGCTGCGGCCAGGCGCTCCATCCACTTATCAAGTAGGTCCGAGAGACCTGCTACGGCAGTCGTCTGCCGCTCGTAGCTCTCTTCGGCGTCGATTATCGTGGTCCGAGCCACCGATCGCGACATGTCGAGAGCCGCCGCACGGTTGGCCACGAGCGATCGATCGTTGGCACTCAGGATCTCAGCAAGCCCTTTAATCTTGAGTATGCTCGTCGAAAAGTCCGACAGCAGGATCGAGGAGCCATCGAACGATTGATTGAATCGAGCCAGCACCTGATAGACCCGGTTTAGGACCGAGTCCCCCCACCCGTTATTTTCCCGGTAGGTCCGCTTGCTCACACGGATACCCGGGAACACGACGAGTCGAGACTCGTGGATTTGCCGGATCTGCTGGTTGCCGTCGTAACTTGCAATCGGCACCACCTCAAACACACGAGGCGATCCGCGCTTGGGCAGCAGCGGATCGGTATACCACTCGACTGGACGAAGCTCGCGCGGCTCGAACACTTCCAGAAATCGAAACGATCGGATCGCATTCTCGTCGAGTGGTTCGGACGGTTTCTGTCCGTCAAGCGCTCCGAGGTAGATCGCCGATCCGCCATAGCAACGCTCGTACTCGTCGGCTTTCTGCAGCAGCGCAGCAACGTCAAGCCCCGACGGCGAGAGCACGGACGCGATACGGCGCTCGGCTGCTCGTACAGTTTCATCAATCGAGGTCCGATCTTCGGCGAGCTGCACCGTGAAACCCTGCCGCAAAGCTTCCTCGGGCAGTGCCTCGACGATCACACCTGCGATGTCGTCGCCTCGCCACAGGTTTTCCAGCGTCTGCTGATCGAGCAGATCAGGCGAAAACGTAGCGGCTAGGGTCTTGTCTTTACCGATCACACCCAGGTTCGTGAGCAGATTTGCCCAGCCGTCCGTGATCATCTGGCGAAATTCAGACATACCGCCCAGTTTAGCGACGAGATGTCGCTTTTTGTAAAATAGTTTTTGACACTACGCCGGGCTTTCGACTAGTGTCTCTGCTCATGGACATACAAATGCACGCAACCATGATCGACGCAAACACTGGCTTCACGGCACGCTCACTCGTCGGCATGACGCAGGGCGCGAGGAAGCGACGGGCACGCAAAGTGGCGCAGGCTCGCGGTTTAGAACCTTACATGCTGCACGAGGAGTACCGAATCGGGCAGCGGCTCAGGCCGTGTCCGGGGTGCAGTCTGTGCAAGGGCGTGGGATGCTATGCCTGCTACCCAAAGTTCGATCAAGACTGCGATGCATGCGTTAATGGGCTGAGCTGTTTGTGCGACGGCTCTGGCGTGTTCCCGGCCAAACGGAGCGCGCGAGACATGCCGTTATCAGATATTGCCAACGTCTCTATCAGCCTTCAGACCGGAGGGCTTACCCAGCAGGGGTTTGGTACCGGGATGATTCTCGGCTACCCGACCGGGTGGACCGAGCGCAGCCGCACCTACTCCAGTATGACCGGCGTCGCTGCGGACTTTGCCGTCACCACGCCAGAGTACAAAGCCGCGAATGCGTACTTCTCGCAGACCCCGCGCCCGGAACAGCTCGTCATCGGTCGCGGCACGCTCAAGCCGAGCCTTGCAAGGAGCTAACTCGTGACCGCTCAAGATAGACGTGTGTCGAAACAAATAAACGATCTTCGCAAGGCCGCTGGGCACCCTATGACCGAGTGCCCGACGTGCGGAAGATCACCTGATAACCCTTATCGGAGGTACTACCATGACAAGGTCACACAGTCACCTGTGGCACAACGACCGCGAAGTGCTGGTCAAACAGGCTCAACGTGCAGTGGCGTGATGTACAAAGACAATCGCCACAGCGATCTCATGCAGCATTTTCGCGGATTTCTGAGCGGGCCGAATCGTTGCCCCGGTTGTGCTGGGCACGGGATTACCGATCGTGACACCACCTGTAAAGCCTGTTTGGGCGATGGCAAGCTTACATCTGCTGTGCGTGGCCGTGTGGAGTGGTTCGGTGGTGCGAGACTGCCCGAACCAGATGCCCCGCTTGGCAAGCTTACATCTGCTGTGCGTGGCCGTGTGGAGTGGTTCGGTGGTGCGAGACTGCCCGAACCAGATGCCCCGCTTGTGTGCGGTCACTGTGGCACCCACTGTTACGGGGACTGTGAGGCTAACTCGTGACCGCTCAAGGTAAACGTGCGTCGAAACAAGTAGACGATCTTCGCAAGGCCGCCGGACACCTGGAAGCCATCGCGCAGCGGCTCGTAAATGCCGATACACACTTTATCACGATGCTGTCTGAGCTGCATGGCTTCAGCGAAGACGCTGCGACGAAGATTTTTAAAACCTACCGCAAGCTCAAGTGCATCAAGCTCGACGCTTTCATGGGTCGCTGGAACGTCAAGCACGGCAAGTTTCTCGATCGGGATGTCTGCGAGCGCGCTCTGAATCACATCTGACCGAGCGCGCGCAGCCGAGCCGCCACGACCTTGACTCCGGTCGATAGCTCGGCCATCGAAAGCGTGTCCACCTGATCATCGTTGTCACCCGTCGGGAACTCCTCAAATTCCGTGATCCAGTCGTCGAGCCAGGGCGCACCATCAGGCAGCAACCAATCACCTGATTCTACGGTAGGGCTGACAAACTGCGCGCGGCTCTCTTTGCTGTCCTGGCCTGGGTTCCACGCGACAAGCCCCGGCACCAGTCCGCGAAGCTCTGACACAATCGCCGGGCCGTTGGCCTTGTCCTCGATCACGACTCGGGACACACGCTTGTGTGGCAGTGGATCGGCTCGCCAGCGCTCAACCAGGGCCATGAGCTGGCGCTTCGTCTCACCGTAGTCCAACCTCCGGCGCGTGCGATCGAGCACGTATCGCCGCGATCCCTTAAAGCCGATCACAGTCAAAACTACAAAATCAGTTTCATCGCCCTTCTTAAAAGCCGCGTCGACGAAAATTCCGATCTGATCAAGCGGCTCAGGCAGCGGATCAGCAACACCGTCGTAACAGCCGTGCGGACGTGAACCACCCGACACGCCCCGCCCGTCCGGTTTCCAGAAGCGCCACCACGCACGTCGAAACAAACCACCGCCCTCGACAGAGGGCTCTTGCAGGTGCTGCGCCGCGTATGCCCGCGAACCGAGCCGCACACGCTCGCTCTGAAGGTAGGTGCCGGGCTGAAGCTGCGGAAACAGCACATCACCGGACTCGGTACGATGATCGGTCTGAAGCTCGCGCCCGGTCCGCGTCACAAGCACCCGACTGCGCTTGGGGTTGTACTCGCTTGGCAAGCACAGGTGCACAAAGTCCCCTCGCGCAAGGAGGTGTCCGGCCAGATCTTCCTTGTGCTGGCGCTGCATGATCACGATCCGGCAATCGCGCGCAGGGTTGGCCACGCGGTTATGGAGCGCCTGATCCCACACCGCGTTGACATGGCGCAGCCGCTTCGGATTCCAGCTTTCAGGGATCGACGTGGGATCGTCAGCGACGATCGTGTTGACGCGCCAGCCGGTAGATCCTTGCATCGTGTCCGACTGGCGGAACCCCGTCAAGGTGTTCCAATAGTACGTTTTCTCGTGCTGGCGAGGGTCTAGTTTCCAGCCTCGCGGGCCGCTAAATCGGGACTTGTACCAGCCGGAGGTAAGTATCGTCTGTGTGCGCATCGAGTCGCGAGTCGCAAGATCCGCGTGCCAGCTCAGGTAGAGCCCGCGTGAACCTGGCGACCACGTCCAGATCCAAGCGGGGAACAGCACCGAGCCCCACAGGCTTTTTGCAGTGCCAGGCGGTACGTTGATCACAAGGTTCTGAAGCTCGCCCTGCGCGCACGCTTGCAGGTGCTCGGCTATCACGCCGTTGTGCCAGTTTTCGATAAACGGGCATGCGGGCTCGACGATCGACCACGCTCGTCGCCCGAACTCGTGCAGCGATCGGCGGCAAAGCTCGGCTTCGATCAGGGCCTTGTCGATCAGCCCTCGCCTCACAAAACGCCTGACGCACGTAACAGCTGTCGCGCACGCTCGAACGACCCGGGCTCGTACCATAACCTGCTGAGCCCTGACGGGTGGGGGAGTTGTACGAAGATAAGATTGTGGTCTGTTGTAGTCGTGAACGGCTCAAATCGGATGCCGAAAGCTTGTGTGACTTTCGATCCCAGCAACACAAGAACAACATGTTCAAGAGCGCTGGTCGAACGGAAATCCCTTACTAGCCTAGCAGCGTGCTCACGAGCTTCTCTAACCGACCACGCTCGACAGCAGAGATTCACACGTCTGTACTCACGCAGGTATTCGTCTGTGTCAAGACCCATGATCAGATGACACAGCCGATACCCGGCGCTATTCTTCGGATTTGGGTAAAGAGCGTAGTACGGATCTGTCCCGTACGGGTTTGATTCGCCAATCAGCAGAGCTTTCATGTGCAACTCCCGCAAGGCTCGATCTGTAGGCTTGGGTTTTCGGACTTGCGCCGGAAGGCCGTGGATCGGCTGACGATCACACTCTCACCTGACGACGGGTCAGTGACCCGATAGTCTTTGTGCTGGCTGCGCGCGTCGGGATTCCACCGCGACACCGAGCGCTTGCCGCTCGGATGGAAGCCCCAGAACGTGGCTAGGTGTACGTGCTGGTAGCTGTCTGTGTAGCTCGACGCAAGGCTCTTTATCTGAGCAAGGCCGAGGGCGTCACAGAACGAGTCGCCTACTTTCAGTGCCGGTTCCAGCTCGCGTGGAAGCTCCAGCACCGTGAACCAAACCGTGTCACCGCGCCATTCGACCGAAAGCCTGATACGGCTTGCTGGCCGGTACTTGCTCACCGGCCCGAATCGGTGTTGTAGCTCGGTCCGCCCGCGCAGCAGATCGGGCAGGCTCGCGCGGTTCACCCGCACAGGCCGGGATTGCCGCAGCAGCGCGGCCCGATCGAGTTTCTTCAGATCTTGTAGTGTCATCTACTTTCACCGTATGCGACGAGACGATAGCCGGCTGCGACGCGACGACCGTTCAAGCCGATGTCAAAGTTTGCGGAAATCTGCGAGGAAACGGTCAAGAGGTTGCACACCACAATACCCGATGAACGAAGGCCGCCCACCCGAGTAGAGCCAAACCCCGTCTGTACGCAAACGGGCGTAGTACACTCGGCCTGATGCTACGTGCGCCCATTTTCCGTTCTTGAACTCCACTTTCATTTCACGATCCTCACGCGACTTCTATAGCGCCACCTAGCCCCGCCTCGAAGCATTCGGGCAGTCTAAAAAATTCACCTGCCTTATCGTCGTATCTCAACTCACGAGCTGGGAATACCGCACACACCGGCTGACCGCCATACGGCATGACGTACCTGCAGCGAAGATGGCCAATCGTGCCATGCATTCCGCAGTGTGTCTCCGTCGCTGTGATCTGTAGCTTGATCAGTTGCATCCCGCGATCCTCACGCGACCTCTGTAGCACTTCCGCTCGCGCGGTGTCAAGGGTCGCGGTCATGTACCGACTCGACTACCTCAGCAGACCCATCTTCCACGACATCGTCGGGCTGAGGCTCTGCCTTGAAATCCTCAAGTGCGATATCGGCTGCTTCATCGCAGTCCGAAGCTTCGACGTACACAACTCGCTTTGCAGTGTACTCCAGTGTGACACGGTAGAGTTTCATCGCTTCTTCCTTTAAACGTCTGAGTGGGCGGGATAGCCGGGCTTGTCCATTCAAAGGGGCGGTAATCGTTCGCCTCTCGAAGTGCCCTTTCTGCGTCGATGATCCCCTGTATTTCGTCAGGCTTCCCCTTTATCCTAACCGATGTCGCCGATTGTGGTCGTCATGCCACGTCCAAGCGATCCGCCAGTGCCAGGCACGCCTCAGAGCGGGCTAGCGCAACCTCTGCGCCGCATACGTTATCGTCCAGCTGGCGGCGCCGGTAATCCGCCCTGTCCGCAAGTGCAAGCCGGCGCAACGCCAGCACAATGAGGTTGACTTCGTGGGGCGTGAGGGTCATTGCGACTCCCGTCATCATGATGGCACTCTATTGCGACATAGGACACAATGTGGCATGCGCCACGTCTCAGCCCAATGATTGCCATTACCATCACAGTGGTGGTTGACCTCTGGTATTAGCCAGTCATCATTGACCGGCATCGATGATTCCCACCGATTGGCGAAATCCACCAGTGCCTCGGTTAGGAGCCTAGCGTTCCCAGACACCTTATCCAGGGCCGCAGCGTACTGCGGCATCAGGGCGTCGTGAGATTTGGCGGCCAAGATGGCATCGCCTTCTCGCCCTTCCATTCGCGACCAAAGGGCATAGTCACTACTATGCCCCCACATGGATAGGTGGATTGCTGCCAATGCGGCCTTGGCAGCTGTCAGATCCAGTGCTATGGATCGGACATACCTGACATGCTGCCATTGGGGGCTGCCACCAGGGAGGGTCCGGCAATTGTGACATGCCCGACCCTCCTCGATACGGAGAGCACCCGGGATGACTCGGGCGGCCCCAGCTCGCCACTCCGAGCGGACATTGACGGTTTCGGCGTGGCCGCATCGACGCTTGATCTGGAGTTTCATTGTGTTCTCCTTCTGCCCGGCGGACCGGGCGAGACTTTAGGGGGTTGACTCTGCGACGGCGGCGAGGTCGCGGCTCACTTGCCATTACTGCCACGCGCCATCTTTTAGCGTTAGCGCGCGGCCTTTTTGGTTTCGGATGTCCCAGCAGGGCCGCGCCTGGAAAATCTCATACGCCCGACTCTCGGACCCTTGGGAGCGGAAAAGCACGGACCATCTACCGCGCCCGGTGATCTCACCCGTACACGCTCGCCCAAAAGGTGCGAGCTTGCTCAACCGTCTTGATCTTAAAAGCCACATCGTAAGCCGTATCGAAAGACACACGCCATCGGCATGTCAGGCACTGCTTGATAGCGTGCGTGCGCTTGAATGTGTACGACCACCGAACACCTTTACACGACGGGCAGCAAGCTCCTTGTGTGTCAGTCACGGGATACCTCGACTTGTGCTGCACGCGTGTAGTGTTCTCGTATCAGCGGGATCAGCGTGTGAGCACACGCTCGCAAGATCGGACAGCTTTCCTCGGGAAACATGTCAGCGCTCAGCTGTGTCGTGGCAGGTACTGTCTTGCAACCGATCTGCACCTGGTTGTCACAGACGGTTACCACATACTCTAATCCTGAAATCACCAGCGGTGTAATTGTGACCCGGGCATTGCCGTAGACCTGAGCTTCGCCACAGACCCGGACATTGCCGCAGACCAGGGCGTTGTCGTAGACCCAAGCATTGTCGTAGACCCAAGCATTGCCGCAGACCTGAGCATTGCCACAGACCTGGGCATTGCCGCAGACCCTAGCATTGCCGTAGACCATGGCATTGCCATAGACCTGGGCATTGCCGTAGACCATGGCATTGCCGTAGACCCGGGCTTCGCCACTGACCTGAGCATTGCCACAGACCCAAGCATTGCCGTAGACCTGGGCATTGCCGCAGACCAAGGCGTTGTCGTAGACCCGGGCATTGCCGCAGACCAGGGCTTCGCCGAAGACCTGGGCATTGCCGCAGACCCGGGCTTCGCCACTGACCCGGGCTTCGCCGTAGACCAGGGCTTCGCTACCGACAAAGGCTGTATCAGCCACACGAGCAGAGTCAGCAACCCAGCCACCACCGTTTGCATGTTGATGTGCGGGGACCGGACCGAAGCCGAAATCGAACGTTGTTTTTTCCATCGTTGCCTCCGAGCAAGTACACTAGGCCAAGCCCCGGTGTAGTGTCAAGATTTATTTGCGGCTCGGTCTGCTAGGCCACACCCTGATCGCCGGAACGTCCGCCGGGTAGCCCCAGACAAACCAGCAGCACGACACCGAATCACTACCGCCACCGTCGAAGCTCCAGCGCGGCAGGTACAGCATGTGCTGAGGTGGACGCTCGCACAGGAAGTCGCGCCGGGCTTCGGTCGGCTCAAGCCAGGTGGCACGCATGAGCAGTGCGACCTGAGGCGACACCGCAAGAGCGCAGCGCGCGACCTCAAGCGCGTGCCTAAACGGTGGGTTTGTGATCGTCCAAACACCGGGCGGAAAGCCTGATCGGTGCATGAGGTCCGACATCGCCCGAACGTCGGTGATCTGACGCGGTGTGAAAGCAGGCGAAGTCAGGTCAGACTGGGCGATCCGGCGAGTCACGAACCGGTTGCGTGTCCAGTCGCGAGCAGCTTGGACATCCTCGACATCGATGTCGCTGGCGATCAGGCCATCGAACCGGGGAGCAAGCGTCATAGCCATTCGTCCGTCACCGCAGCACGGATCGCAAAGCACGCTGCCCTTGATCGCCGGGAAGCTCGACACGAGCGCTTCAGTCATCCAATCCGGTGTGCGGTACTTATCGAGGTCGGCACGCACGCGCGCGATCGGAACGTCTTCTTGATCCTGATAGTGAAGGGTAGTCATGACACCATGACAGCACTAACCCTAGTCCGGTGTCAAGTCGTCTTTGCCTTCGGTCGCGCGCTCGGTCAGCTCCAGCAGCTTGCGCAGATCATCCTCGGATAGCTTGGACAGGTCGACCGACTGCTCGGTCTTGATCAGCTGCTCGGTCTTGATCGTTTGCTGCCAGGTCAGCTCCTGATCAACCAGCCGACCGCCAGGGCCGCGTAGCAGCCACTTGCCTGGGTCAGACACAAAGACAGCGGACTCGGCCAGCGCGCGGGCTTTGGCGCACGCCTGCAGTATCCGGTGCTGGTACTCCGAGCTTTCGCGCAGCAGTGTGTGGTGCTCGCTCTCGGTGAGAAACTGACAGGCCGCGACCTTGGGTGTCGAGCCTCGCATGATCGCGTCGCAGATCTCGTCTATCAGCTCGGGCTCTATCACCCTACCCTTTGAATACACCGACCTCGCCACCCGCCCAAGCGGCACGTCCTCTTGATCCCAGTACCCGCCCACAAGTGGCGGTGTCTCGTCGGAGAATAGACCCATCTGTAAACGATACACTGAGGCTCACACTCAAGCAACAAGACGTGTTCAGGTGATTAACGGTGCGTGATTTGTATCATAACTTACATCCAAGCTAGCGCGCCGACAGCCTGATTATTTTCAGATTTTTCCCGGATTTTTGGATTTTCTGGAGCTGCTGAAATTCGATGAACGCATGGCGTGAGCCTCTTTTATTGGTCGAACCAATCCCTTTGTCTAGGTATCTCGGATGCATATTAACGACCTCACCGACGACATGTGTTTACAATTGTTGAGCTAGACAGACAGACAGAGGCTAGATCGAGATCTCGAAATCGGTGAAGAAACAGCGATCGGGAATTTTTTGAATATTCGGAAAAATCAAAAATCGGAATATTCGGGAAAATCAAAACAGCCCGATCTGTAAGATCTTTAAAACCCTTTGTCTGTCTGTCTATCTATCTAATTGGTTACTTTCCCCGTCGCTGAGGGGGTATAATACGCATCTAGAATACCTAGACAGAGTAGACATTAGACGACCAGTCTAGTCTACTTTTGACACCGCTTGCCTAGCTAGACACTCAGAAGCCTTGACATCGCCTGGGAAATAGTAAACACTTCCGCCCATGAAACTTTCGATTTTCGATAGTCTCACCGACGGGGCGGCAACTCGTGTCGCGCTAGAGTGGTCGGATTTGGTCGAACTGCTCACGCACTTCGTTCCGACGGAGTGCGCTCCTTGTAAGGGGAAACACTGTAAATCGAAGCAAGGAAAGTCATGGTCACCTGCCACCTTCGCGGGGGACCGGCGTGGTAACGCGAACGCCGAAGAGCTATGCGCGCTCGTGTTCGATCTTGACGACCTTACACCGGGCTGGGAATCGAGCGAGTGGTTCACCCGAGTAGGTAGCTACCGGGCCGTAGTCCACAGCAGCCACAGCCACACGCCCGAGGCTCCACGATTGCGAATTGTGCTGCCGCTCGAACATCCATACCCGGCCAAGCAGTGGCGCAAGGCGTGGCTTACCGCAGCGCTTGACCTGGGTGTACAGGCCGACGAGTCGTGCAAAGACCCTGCCCGGCTCTACTTCCTGCCGACCTGCCCGGTAGATGGTGCGGAGCCGATCGCGCTCGTTTCGGAGGGCCCTTACTACACCTTCCCGAAAGCCGCCGCGCAGAAACCCACGCCCGTGCTTCATCGAGCTGAGCCCGAGAACAATGAAACCGAGTCCGAGCCGATCGATCCAAGCGCGCTGCTAGGCCGTCTGGCCGAGCTGCGGACCGCGAAGTCGAGGCAGGGCAACACCGAGCACGCCGAGTTGCTGGACGCGATCGTGCGCGGCACAGCGATCGCAAGGCTTGGTAACAGGTCAGTGCGGATCAACCAGGCCGCAAGCCTCTGCGCTTTTGCGCTGCCGCCGGATGTCAGCGTGGACACGTTTGCGGAACTCATCACACCCGCGCTTGCTCGCACCGAGCTGGGTGATGAGGGGCTTACCCACTGGCTCGGTGTGGCGATGGATAGCTTCCGGCGTGCGCAGGTTCGGCGCGCTGACGCGGACGCGGCACGCAAGGCGCACGATGACGCGATCAGGGAGCGGCTGTGCAAGATCGTGGTGAGGCCGGACAAGCTGGCAGAGGTTGACCCGGACACAGACCCGTTTGAGCAGTGGCAGGATCTGCTACTCAAGAGTCCAAAGGACGCCGTCATCTCGTGTGGCGAAAATGCCTTTGTGACCCTCCTGTTTTCCGAGGAGACGCGGAACACGATCAAGTTCGATCTTGTGTCAAAAAAGGTCGTGGTCTGCGGTGGACCGTTTGAAGGTGCAAGCGAGGGTATCCTCGAAGTCGAGGTGTGTGACTGGCTCCAGCGCCATCACGGGATCGGACTCAAACCACACGACGTGGGGCTGCGCATCGCGCGCGTGGCCTGGGCCAATCGCTTTGATCCGCTTGCCGACTATTTGAACGGCCTGCAGTGGGACGGAGTCGACCGGCTGTCTGTGCTTTTTGAGGACTACGCCAGGGTCAGCAGGCGTAGTCCGAGCGGCGAGAACGTCAGCAAGCTGGCGGACGTGTGCGGCCACAAATGGGCACGGTCGGCAGTGGCCCGCGCGCTGTCACCGGGCTGCAAGGTGGACACCGTCCTGATCCTTGAGGGTGCAGGCGGGCTCGGCAAATCCACGTTTTTCGAAATCCTGGCGGGTGACTGGTTCTGCCAGGAGAAGATCGTGATCGGTGACAAGGATTCCAAACAGCTCGCCGCAACGCACTGGATCTGCGAGCTGGGGGAGCTGGAGTCGTTCAAACGCGCTGAGGACAGCGCCAAGAAGCTGTTCTTCGCCCAGCGGATCGACAAGTTCCGGCCACCCTACGGCAAGTCGCCCCAGGACTTTCCGCGCCGCGCCGTCTTTGTAGGCACGACGAACGACCGGCAGTACCTCACCGATCGGACAGGCAACCGGCGATACTGGCCTTTCGCGAGCACAGCCGACTTTGACCGGGCCAAGATCCGGCGCGATCGTGATCAGATCTGGGCGCAAGCGGTGGCCGAGTTTCGCGCTTGGCAGAGCGCAGGCGGCGGGGAGAATGGCCACCACTGGTGGCTGACGCCAAGCGAACAGACTGCCATGGACTGCGAAACCGAGGCTCGGTTGAAAGACGCCCAGTACGATGGGCGGCTTATTGAGTGGTGGTTTGATCAAGCACCTAGTAGACGACCTCTTTTTTTCACAGCGGCGGAAGCCGCAACAAAAGCTTTACAATTCCCACCGGATCGGTTATTACCTTCCCTACTTTCCGAGGTCGGGATCGCGCTGGAAAAACTAGGCTTTGAACGAAAGCGGACTTCGGTGCTCGGTCGTCAGGTGCGTGGTTTTGCTCCGACCGAGGAGCTTAGGACCATCCCGAGACGCGGACATGCTGCGCTACAAGAGGTGACAGATGATCGACTTGCACAGGTATGACCTTGACCCTCTCACAAAACAGCTTCGGGACAAGGCTGTCGAGCTTGGCAGGAAGGCGCGCGCTGAAAACAGGTCGCGCCACAGCTTCATGTTCTGCTTGACGTGGCTCGATCACAGATGCTGTACCTGCAAGCGCTGGGGAATCTGGTTTGAGGTGCGGCTGTCTGCGCCGGGGAGTGAACCGATCGACATCGGTCCCCCGCCAACCTGCCCGACATGTGCCTGGGTGTATGCCTGGGAACAGACCTTCAAAACGATCGCGCTGGCCTACCTGTCAGAACCGTTTGTCAATCTGATCAGTCGGGTCGAGCGTGTTGTTCGTGCAGGTCAGGATCTCGACTACTCGGCCAAGTACTGGACCGACCTATGATTTTGGAAAAAGTGTCAGTCAGTCAGATCGCTTCATTCGATCCGACGCAACCGGCAGGCTGCCCGCGCAGGTGGTGGTTTCGATACGTCGCGGGCAAGCCCGAGCCTGAGACGGCGTCGAAGTCCAAAGGTAAGGATTTCCACACCTCGATCGAGCACTACCTTAAAACAGGCGAGGATGTGCTCTCGCCTGAAGTGCGAGCCGGAAAGCATCTGATCCGGCGCGGGGAAAAGCAGTACGTCGAGGTCCAAGTTCCTGATCGAGTGTTTCGCCTCAAGCTCGACTTCGCGGGCGTGTACCTGTCGGGTAGGATCGACCTCCTCGACTGCGGCACCGTACACCTGGATGGCGAGGGTGCGGAAGTCAGCGAGGACGTCATTGAAGTGCTTGACTGGAAAACAACGTCGAGCATCGCCGCGTACGGAAAGTCAGGCGCGGCACTTCTTACCGACCCGCAGATGGTGGGCTACGGATTAGCCGTGCTCAACGCAGACAGACACGCGGATCGTGTCCGGCTATCCCACGTCTACTTTCAGACGCGAGGGCAGAAGCTTGCGACGAAGCGCACGATCGTCGCCACACGCGACCACCTAGAGGGTGAGCACAGACGCTTGACCGCTGTCGTAAGCGATATGCAGCGCGTCGCCGAGATCAGCGACGCATCCGAAGTACCGAAAAACCTGCTCGCGTGCTCGGCCTACGGAGGCTGTCCGCACGCAAGCTATTGTCCAAAGACTGAAGCTGAACGCCTGAAAAACATCTGGAGAACCCCCATGAGTCTACGCCGAGCAACGCCAGCACCTCAGACGCAAGTGACGCCAGCCCAGCAGCCAGCACCCGCCGCACCACCAGCGCAAGCCGTACACACGGCCCCGGTGCAACCCGCCGCACCACCAGCGCAAGCCGTACACACGGCTCCGGTGCAACCCGTCACAGCACACCGCCCAGTCCGCGCAGAGGTAGCGGCAAAGCTGCGTGAGGAGATCGAACGCTCCGACGACGAGGAGGGGTGCGCCGACTGCGGCGAGGAGCTGACGATCCGAAATGTGTCTCGTCTTACCGACGGCACGATCAAACACATCGGTTGCAAGGGGGCTCCGCCTCAGATCACACCGCCAGATCAGCCTGTGATCACGCTGGCGCAGAGCTTTGAGCCGGTGCCACCTGAGTCGATTCAGACCCTGCCCGCAGCAGCGCGGGAGCTGGCTGCGCAGAATGTCGAGCCTCGCAGAGAGACGGCGAAGTCAGAAGCTCAGGGTGCAGCCGAGGCCCCCAAGCGTGGCCGTGGTCGCCCGCGCAAGACTGCGACCGAACCTGAGTCCCAGCCCGGATCGCCGCCAGCGGCGGTCGAGCAGCGCACCGAACGCGCTGCTGTGCAAGAGGCCGAGCACACACGCACCGACATTCGACCGGCACTACAGGCGCACGAGTCGCGTGATCTGGCGCAGTCTGAGCAGCACGAGCTTCCCGCCGCTGTGCCTGAGAACACGATCCTGATCGTGGACGCACTGGTCGAGACGTGGTCGATGAGTCACGACCTGGGCCCGGAGGTCGATGCACTGGCTGAGCAGCTTGCCCGCCAGCACAACGCGGCTGATCTTCGGTGCGCTCCGGCGGACAGCCCGCTCTCGTTCGGCAAATGGAAGGGCGCGCTTACCGCCGTGCTTCGTGCTGAGTTTACCCCGCGCACTTCCTTGTGCGGACTGCGCTGCCTTGGAGACGAGGTGCGCGAAGTCGCGGCGCAGGCAATCGCGAGCAAGTTCACGACTGTCGTTTGGGGACGGCGCTAGCCATGCGTTCGTACGCCTTGCAAATCGAAGACCTGCCCAGCACCGAGCAAGGCGTACGGCGCATCCGGCTGCGCGCGCACGTCGCAAGCCTGGGCACAAGCGACGCGAAGCCGCACATCAGCGGGCGGATCTTTTGGATCACGCTGTCAGCACTGGGGGAGCTGCTCGATCTGCGCAAGCTCGTGTCCGACCTCAAACAGTACGGGCTGGCGTGCGAGGAATACTACTGGACACCGCCGGGGCTGTACGAGTTCGTCGGTGAGGAGCTTCAGGCGCAGACGGTAGACCCTGAAGAGGTCGAGCAAGTCGCAGCGCTTGAGACACTGGCTCGGGAAATGACCGTGGGGAAAAGCGCATGGCCTCAGTAAGACCGCCGTTCAATCCGAGTGCCTCGTACGTCCCGGCGCTCAGGACCGTGACGCGATCGGAAGATCTGGATCGTGTGCTGTCGCTACCGAGGCGTCCGGTGCTTGACCTTAACTCGCCCGAAGCCGAGCAGCTTGTCGACAAGTGGACGGTCAGGCTTGCACGCAAGACGGCGAGGTGTGAGTGCGCCACGCTCGGCTGGCCTTGTATCACGAGGCTTCGCCCGGCGCAGGCGTGGGCGCTCGAAGAAGCTGAGCAGGTCGGTGGTGTGCTCGGTCCGATCGGTGTAGGTCACGGCAAGACCGGGCTTGATCTACTGGTGCCGCTGGCTGTGCGGGGCTGCAAGCTGGCCGTGCTGCTTGTACCGCCTGAGCTGCGCGGGCAGATCGTCACAGCCTACAAGCTGTGGAGCCAGCACTTCCGCGTACCCTCGATTCGAGTGGGCAGTAAATTTGGCTGCATCCAGCCCGGCCAGCCGAGCCTGCACGTAATCGCGTACTCCGAATTGAGCCGAGCCGAGAGCACGACTCTACTTGAGAGCCTGCGCCCCGACGTGATCATCGCGGACGAAGGGCACAAGCTGCGCAACAAAGACACCGCGCGCACCGGGCGGTTCCTGCGGTATCTCGCGCAGCACAACGCCCGGTTTTTCACATGGTCCGGCACCCTCTTCGGTAGCTCGGTCAAACACGGCGCGCACCTGTCCGCGTTCGCGCTGCGCGAAGGCAGCCCCTTTCCGCTTGATCCCGACGTGGTCGATGAGTGGTCAGCAGCAATTGACCCGAGCGACAGCCCCGCGCCGCTCGGCCCGCTTCAGCGACTGCTTGCGGCCACAGGTGAGGGTGAGATCGAGCGCGCGCTGCACGTTCGGATCGTAGAGTCACCCGGTGTCGTGAGCACAAAAGAGGGTGCGATCGATGCCTCGATCCTCATCGACGAGAGAGCCGTTACTGTCCCTGCAGGAATCAACGAAGCGCTCGCGAACCTGCGGAAAACCTGGGTGAGGCCGGACGGTGAGGAACTTGTGGACGCGCTGGAGCTGGCGCGCGTCGCGCGTGAAATGGCAGCAGGTTTCTACTACCGCTGGATATTCCCAAAAGGTGAACCGGACAGCCTGATTGAAGCGTGGTTTCAAGCGCGTAAGGCGTGGCACAAGGAGGTGCGCGAAAAGCTCAAGCGACGAGAACCGCACCTCGACAGCCCGCTACTACTCGCAAAGGCCGCAGCGCGTTATCACCTGGGTGAGCCGAGCGACCTGCCGACCTGGGCAAGCGATAGCTACCTTGACTGGATCGAGATCAGAGACTCGGTCTACCACGAGAGCGAAGCCGTCTGGATTGACGACTACCTTGCGCGAGACGCGGCCAAGTGGGCGTGTGAAAACCGGGGTATCGTCTGGTTCCAGCACGGGGCTTTCGGACAGCGCGTCGCGGAGCTTGCAGAGATACCACTGCACGGCGGGGGGGTTGGCGCAGAGGATCGGATTCTGGCCGAGCGCGGTGACAGATCGATCGTCGCCAGCATCAAAAGCCACGGCACGGGACGCGACGGGCTCCAGCGGTTTTTCTACGAGCAGCTTGTTGCAAACCCGCCGTCAAGCGGATCGGACTGGGAGCAGCTACTTGGACGGCTGCACCGAATAGGGCAGCCGCGCGACGAAGTTGTCACGCTCGCGTACAGACACACGCCAGAGTACACAGACGCAATCGACAACGCGATCAAGCAAGCCCGATGGGTGCAAGGCGTCGGCGGCAACTTACAAAAACTCTGCACCGCCAGCGTGATTTTCTTGACACCGTAAGCAAGGGAATTGTAAACA